ATAATAAAGCCTCACTATCAGTATCACTTTTAAAAGGATACTCAGATAACGACTCTTTAATTTCTTTATAATTTTCAATAATACCATTATGAACCAAAGCTAATCTATTATCATATGTTACATGAGGATGACAGTTGCTTACTGACGGTTTTCCATGAGTGGCCCAGCGAGTATGGGATAGTCCACAGTATGATTTTAAGGACACTTCGCCCACCAGCTCTTTTAAAGACTGTACCGATCCTACGGCCTTATATGTTTTAAGTTCCGTTCCACAAACATAACAGGCGCCGGAACTATCATAGCCCCGGTATTCTAGGGATGATAGTTTGTCTATAAGATCAGACGAACACTCATTTTTACCTAAATAAGCAACTATGCCACACATTTTATAAGGTACTAAGGTACCAGTCTATGGTTTTCTTTAATCCTTCGACAAAATCTTGCTTGGCTTCCCATCCTAGGAGTTGTTTAGCCTTGGCCACGTTTAAAAATCTTCTTGGTTGACCATTTGGCTTGCTACAATCCCATAGAATATCGCCCCTATACTGCACCAATTCTTTAATAATATCAGCTAAAACCATTATGCTAACTTCTTTTCCAGACCCCACATTAATAGGAGATGGATCATTGACTTTTTCCATACCGTCTACTATAGCTCGTGCCGCATCTTCCACATACAAAAACTCTCGTGTAGCAGATCCATCGCCCCAACAAGTCACATTTGGAAGATTCCTATCCTTGGCCTCTATAAATTTACGTATTAAGGCCGGAATAACATGGGACGAATCAGGATTAAAGTTATCATAAGGCCCATATAAATTAGTAGGCACAATTACACAACTATTTAAATTATACTGTTTTTGATAAGCGTCTAACATCACAAATAAGGCCTTTTTAGCCACCCCATACGGAGCATTAGTTTCTTCAGGATAACCATCCCAAATATCCTCTTCCATAAAAGGAGCATCACAAAACTTAGGATAGGCACAAACTGTCCCTACCTGAACAAACTTATCAACTTTCCATAATCTGCTAACTTCTATAAGATTTAATCCCATAGCCATATTAGCATAGAAAAATCGGCCACCATTGGCCATATTCGCCCCTATTCCTCCAACTTCCGCTGCTAGATGCACCACAACTGTTGGTTCAACATCATGAAATAACTTATGTACATCCAGAGAGCGAGTTAAATCATAATCCTTTTTACGTGGCACAAACACATTGTAATATCCACGATCAGATAATTCTTTTTTAACAAAATGGCCTAAAAATCCCCCACCACCAGTTAATAATATTTTCATATTTTTTTATACCTTTTAATACCTATAAGGAAAAACATTTCTATTAATATAATAAGGAACACTAGGACACAACCCACAAGACCTAGGATAGAAATAAACAACTGGTTGAGGATTCGGAACCGGATAAACCACAAAATTATGTGAGACTATTGGCCGAAATTCCCAAGTATTAACCACAAGCTCCTTCTGCACAAATGTTGGCACAAAAGTTACAACAGGAGCTTGATAATATGAGAATGGTGCAATTGGTTGATAATAATAACTAGCATCCTGACCATAAGTACTACAACATAAAACTAAAACTAATAATACGGTTAAGCTTTTAATCATAAAGATGTCCTTTACATAGCAAGGGGAAAAATTTGCATTATAGATACTACTTAAATATTCATTTTCCTAAAAATAAAAGCTACCAGATCATAGGAACCGGTAGCTTCTATTTCAGAAACATTTCCTTGTTTTTAAAAACCCATCAGACTACTGACGGGGCCACATTGTCCTTAATAACAGCGTTCTTACGAGGACGACCTCTGCTCTTCTTTAGAGCCAGCTTACGTCGCTGTCTACGAACCATAGCAGTAGTAATATTCTCATTTGTCATCTTACTTAGTGCTGCTGCCAGAAACTCATCACACAAATTGGTATGATTATTCTGAATATAGTCTAGTTCGGCAGATGTCCACTTCTTATAGTTGGCCATAATAACTCCTTAAAAATCTTGAATGATAATTGACAATTTGTCCAAACAACATATTATAGTAAGGGTTGGCAAGTTTGAGGCAAGAAAAAAATGAACGAATCAAATATAAAAGCAAATAATATTATCGACTCAGTATTGCATATACGAGCATCAGGGAGTATAGAGGATGTGTCTGCTGATTTGCAGGCCCAGCCGACAAAAACTATAGCACAACTATTAGATGAAAAAACAACAGAAACCACCAAAAACGAAAACTCAGAGTGAATTGCCTAATGGCGTTAAAACAGAAGATTTTTTGCAGGCGCTAGAAAATATTAGCAAAAGATTAGCTAATAAATTTAGATTTGCCTATCATAGTGTTGAAGATATGAAGCAGCAGGCTGCTGTCTTTGCTTTGGAGGGTTTACAAAATTATGATAATAAAAGACCATTAGAAAATTTCTTGTGGACGCACGTTCGTAATCGTTTATTTAACTATAAGCGAAATAATTATCAGCGTCCGGATAAGCCTTGCCATTCTTGTCCGTTTTTTGATAAAGGATGCAAAGTGTCTATCAATCAGTGTGAAAAATACTCTAACAAATATGATTGTGATCTATATTCGGCTTGGGCTAAACGCAACGAAGTAAAGAAAAATATTATTCAACCTTCATATATAGAAACCTCATTACATCAATCGGTACAGCCTACTGATTTTGATATGAGTATGCAGAATCAAGAACTAATCAATTTTTTAGATACAAATATACAGAGCGAATTTAGAGAAAGCTATTTAAAGCTAAAGCATGGTTCCAAGATATCAAAACTAGATTTGAAAAAGTTACAGCAACATATCCTTAACCTAATGGAGACTCACAATTGGAAACCAACAACGTTCCAAGAAAACGAGGACAATTAGGACTCGATGAAGAAAAATATATTAGAGACAACTACAAGTCTTTAGGTATACAGCAAATTGCTGATAACTTAAATAGAACAGTAGCTCCTATTCAAAGATATATCTCTGAAAATCAGTTGTCTATGGTCGAAGTAGATAATGATTCAGAAATATTGAAACACAAATTACACACTAAGACATTCTGGTCAGAAATACAAAGACAATTCGATTCAGATACTGGTGAACTTCAGTATTTTGAGGATACATGGGTTGGATTAATTAGGCAGTTTCGAGAAGATGTTTTACCGGCCGAAGAATTACAAATCAAACAATTTATTACTATAGATATTCTTATCAATCGTAGTATGAAAGAGCGCAAGAGACATATTGCAGAAACAGAGAAGCTACAGAGACAAGTAGACAAAGAATACGAGAAAGAAGAGAGTGCCAGAGATATACCGAAACTGGCGAATCTGGAAACCCAACTGAGCTTTGCTCGCAATAGCATTGCTAATTATACGAATGAATATACTAAGTTACTTAATGAGCAGCAAAAAATAAGTAAGGACTTAAAGGCGACAAGAGAACAAAGAATTAAACGAATTGAAGACGGAAAAAGTAGTTGGGTAGGACTAATACGCATGTTGGAAGATGAAGAAGTAAGAGAGAAAGAAGGACGAGAAATGGAAATTTTAAATATGGCTACAGAAAAAGTTAAACAAAAATTAACTGATTATCATACATATCAAGATGGGACAGTTGATCAACCATTTTTAACACCCGAAAGTGTGGAACATGAATAAAACAGCAATCATTAGCGGAGTAACAGGACAAGACGGATCATATCTTGCAGAACTATTGCTTGACTCTGGATATACAGTAGTAGGACTATACAGAAGATCAAGCATATCTAATTTTGAAAGAATCAACCATATCAGAAATAAAAATCTATTGCTGGAGGAATTTGACTTAACAGACCCAAGTTCCTGCATCTATATTATCAATAAATATCGACCAAACGAGTTCTATAACCTTGCAGCACAGAGTCATGTTGGGACAAGCTTTAATCAGCCAACAACCACATTTGAAATTGATACGATAGGGGTTATCAATTTACTAGAAAGTATTAGAAAATTTTCTCCACATACAAAATTTTATCAAGCTAGTACTAGCGAAATGTTTGGTGCAAATTATTCTGTAGACGCCTCTGGTAATAAATATCAGGATGAAGAGACCAAGTTTCTTCCACAAAGCCCATATGCCGTAGCTAAAATGGCCAGTCATCGCATGATACAAATATACAGAGAAGCCTATAACATCTATGCTTGCTCTGGAATATTGTTTAATCACGAGAGTCCACGTAGAGGCGTCAACTTTGTAACCAGAAAAATTACCAATTTTATAGGACAAGTAGCATCCAAGTCACCACTATCTGCACCAAAACTGGGTTTGGGCAATTTATCGGCTAGTAGAGATTGGGGACATGCCAGAGATTATGTATATGGGATGTTTTTAATGTTGCAACAAGACAAGGCGGAAGATTATGTTTTAAGTACTGGTGAAACATATACTGTTCAGAAATTTTGTGAGAAAGCATTTTCATATGCTGGTTTGAATTGGGAAGATTATGTATTTATAGATCCTGAGTTTTATAGACCTTGTGAAGTTAATTATCTAAAAGGCAATAGTAATAAAGCTAGAAAACAACTCGGATGGCTTCCGAAGGTATCTTTTGACGATTTAGTTAAAGATATGGTTGATAGTGATATTGCTAGGTATAAAAATACTAATGTTTAAACGCAATTTTGATGATCCAGAATATAAAAAATGGAGAACTAACGTATACAAAAGAGATAAACATCAATGTCAATGGCCTGGGTGTAGTACAAAGAAAAAACTAAATGCGCATCATATTAAAACATGGGCCCAGTTTCCTGGTTTAAGATTTGATGTTAATAACGGTATCACATTATGCTATGCCCATCATAAACTTATTAAAGGATTAGAACATATATACGAAGCAGTATTCTTAAAAATATTAGCAGATAAAAAAACAAATGACTAATTTAAATAACTTTACCATCATCATAGACACCCGAGAACAACAACCTTGGGTATTTAATAACTATACTACAGCTAATCGTAAGCTAGATACGGGTGATTACAGTATAGAAGGACTAGAGCATCTATTATGTATTGAGCGTAAAAAAAGCGCTAGTGAATTTGCTAACAATATTATCGAAAGCAGATTTAAAGATGTTATTATGAGAATGAGTAATATGAAATACTCGTTTTTATTATTAGAATTTGATCTAGAAGATTTACTAATCTATCCCATAGGGTCAACAGTACCCAAAAAAATGTGGGATAAAATCAAAATTAGTCCAGCATTTTTGATTAAGAATATTTTAGACCTAGAACTATTACATAATATTAAAGTTGTATTTTGTGGAGATGCAACCAATGCAGCTAAATTAGCAGAGATGATTCTTAAAAAAATTCATTATCTAGAAGTAGTGAAACAAAATAATGGTTAAATGTGTAGCTTTTGATAATGCGTGGCTGGGATTAGGAGATCTATCAGTATTGTCTGTGGATCAGAATCCTATGATTCATAGAAATGAATTTGATATTGAGCATCCAGATTTGCACTTGATGAAGTTATTGCGCAATCCTCAGTATATTGGAGCCACATGCAAGTTGCTTTTTAATATTGAATTACATCCTATTCAGATGGCTATCCTACAGGAATTCTGGATTAGACCATTTCCTATGTATATCGCCAGCCGTGGTTGGGGCAAGTCTTTCTTATTGGCCCTATACTGTATTATAAGAATGACATTTTATCCAGGTACCAAGATAGTTGTTGTGGGCGCCGCATTTCGTCAGAGTAAAATTATCTTTGAATATATGGAAACTATTTGGCGAAGCAGTCCGATATTAAGAAGTATTTTTGGTAGTGGTGACGATGGCCCAAGACGAGATGTAGACAGATGCACTATGAGACTGGGAGATAGCTGGACAGTTGCTATTCCTATGGGTGACGGAAGTAAAATTAGAGGTTTAAGAGCACACATTATTATCGCAGACGAATTTGCATCAATCTCTCCGGATATTTATGAAACTGTAGTCTCAGGCTTCGCGGCAGTGTCTGCTAGTCCAATACAAAACGTGAAAGAAGAAGCTAGAAAAGCAGCGATGATAGAGGCCGGACTATGGAATGAAGAACTAGAAATATTAAATACAAAAATGGGCAACCAAGCTATTATTTCTGGAACAGCAGACTATGCCTTTAAGCACTTTGCACAGTATTGGAAACGATATAAAGCTATAATAGAAAGCAAAGGAGATACTAAAAAACTAGAAGAAATATTTAAAGGAGAGGTTCCATCCAATTTTAACTGGAGAGATTACTCTATTATTAGAATACCATACGAATTAATTCCTAAGGGCTTCATGGACGATAAACAGGTATCACGAGCCAAGGCTACTATTCATACTGGTATCTATAATATGGAATACGCCGCTTGCTTCGTTAGCGATAGTGAAGGTTTCTTCAGACGCAGCCTGATTGAGAATTGCGTTGTCTCCAACTCAAATATTCTTATAGATAATAAACCCGTCAAGTTTTCTGCAACAATCCATGGCGACTCAAATAAACAATACGTATATGGAATTGACCCCGCTAGTGAACAAGATAATTTTAGTATCGTTATTTTAGAAGTTAATCCAACCCATTCTCGTATAGTATATTGCTGGACTACTAATCGTGCTAATTTTAAAGAGAGACAAAAAATAGGTTTAGCAACTGAGCACGATTTTTATGGATTCTGCGCTCGTAAGATTCGTAATCTAATGAAAACCTTTAATCCCATAAGAATAGGTATGGATGCTCAGGGTGGCGGAGTAGCAATCGAGGAGGCTTTACATGATCCGATGAAGGCTGATCCTGGAGAACTCTTAATATGGCCAGTTATAGATGACAACAAGAGTAAAGATACTGACGGACAAGCCGGGCTTCATATTCTAGAGCTTGTGCAGTTTGCTAAAGCAGAATGGACCAGTCAAGCTAATCATGGTATGAGAAAAGACTTTGAGGATAAAGTTCTATTATTTCCTGAATTTGATAGCTTAACACTTGGTTTGGCTCTAGAACAAGAAAATAAAAATATCTTAGAAACCGATTTAACTAGCGCTTTGTATGATAGTCTCAGTGAGTGTATTTTGGAAATTGAAGAATTAAAAAATGAATTGACCACTATTGTCATGACCCAAACCAGCAATAGCTCTAATGCTCGTGATAGATGGGACACTCCAGAAACCAAACTTTCACATGGTAAAAAGGGTCGATTAAGAAAAGACCGATATAGTGCATTATTAATAGCTAATATGTTAGCCAGACAAATGAATAGAGCTTTGAAGCCTGTTGATTATGATATCATAGGAGCAGATGCTCGTACTTCAGTTAAGACTGAGGGCAATCTATATAAAGGCCCGGAATGGTTTGTTAACGGGGCAAACGACGATATTTATACGGGAATTTATAAATAAAAGTGTATAGTAGGGTTAATCGCTTTACATTTGTATCATAATAATTTTATAAAATATGGCTAATAAAAAAACAAAAAATGACGTCATTAAAGACGCTAATATTATCCCAGAAGACGCATATGTTACATGGGGTGATGATCTAGATAGTAAACAATTGGCCTTAAAGGCAGCAGCATCGTCACTTGATGAGTTTGCTTTAGTAGAAAGAGCTACCGCTGCTGGCGGAAGACGTTATAGTTTAGACTTTTCTAATCTAGATGGCGTAACAGGGGGAAGGCCAGGATTAACCAAGAGCGATTATTATACTTTTCGTCCGAATGAGGCGCCGCCCAACCAGATCAAGCTCATCCTGCGTCGTGCAGAAGACATTTACCAAAGGGTTGGTTTAGTAAAAAATGTCATTGATCTCATGGGAGACTTTGCTAGTCAGGGTATTAGACTTGTACATAGAAACAAAAGAATAGAGCGTTTTTATAGACAGTGGTTTAAGAAAATTAATGGCAAAGATCGTAGTGAAAGATTTTTAAATAACATCTATAAAAGCGGTAATCTTGTGATTGATCGCAGAACTGCCAAAATCAGTCTCAAAGTAACTGATAAGCTATACAAAGCTCTTGGTGCAGCAGATATGCAGTTGTCTGACATACCAGAGGTTCAGTTGGAAAAAAGAGAAATACCATGGAAATACACTTTCATCGATCCTGTTTATGTAGAAGTGTCTGCTGGAGCACTCTCTTCATTTGTCACTAATAAAACTTATGAACTACAACTGCCGCCAAGCCTGAGGCGCATTATCAATGCTCCAAAAACTGATGCGGAGAAAAATGTAGTAGCCAGTTTACCAAGTCAGATTATAGAAGCAGCTAAAGCTAAGAAGGCATATCCACTAGATCCCAACAAGACTCTCGTATTTCATTATAAAAAAGATGATTGGCAGTCTTGGGCATATCCTATGATTTATGCCATTATGGACGATATTACGGTTATTGAAAAGCTGAAACTGGCAGATATGGCCGCCCTAGACGGGGCAATTAGTAATATTCGTATTTTTAAACTTGGAAACTTAGAGCACAAAATTGCTCCAACAAAAGCAGCGGCTTCTAAACTAGCTCAAATATTAGGCAATAATGTTGGTGGTGGTACGATGGATCTTATTTGGGGTCCGGATATTGAATTATTAGAATCTAATACAAATGTTCATAACTTTTTAGGTGAAGGTAAATATGTCCCTCACCTTAATAGCGTTTATGCGGGTCTTGGTATTCCTCCAACACTCACCGGAACATTCGGAGCATCTGGAACAACAAATAACTTTATTAGCTTAAAAACCCTAACACAAAGACTACAATACGGACGAGATGTATTGGTGCAGTTTTGGGAACAAGAAATAGCACTAGTTCAAAAGGCTATGGGCTTCAAGTATCCTGCTAAAATAGAATTTGATCGTATGGATCTGAGTAATGAAGATAGCGAAAAGGCTTTATTAATTCAACTTGCTGATAGGAATCTTATTAGCGACGAACTACTACAAACTAGATTTGGTTTTGATCCAGATATTGAAAAGTCTAGACTTAATCGTGAAAGTAGAGAAAGAGTGTCTGAACGAATGGTACAAAAAGCTGGTCCATGGCATGATCCTCAGTTCGAGAATTCGTTGCGTAAAATTGCTTTGCAACTAGGTATTGCAACACCTAGTCAAGTAGGATTAGAAATGGACCCAAAGAAGTCTGGAGAAAAAACAGCATTAGAACTTAAGATGTCTTTAACTCCACCTAAGCCAACAGCGCCGATTGGCGGTGGGAAAAATACAGAGTCAGAGGGTATGCCCAAGGAAGCAGGAGAAGGCCGACCCAAATTATCTAAAGATAGCGAAAAAAGAAAAGACAGGAAATTTACTCCAAGAACCGGCGCTTCTTTGAGACTATGGGCTACAGCAGCACAAGATGAAATTGGTGCTATTATTAATCCAATTTTATTAGAGTTTTTTAATAAGAAGAATTTACGTAGTTTATCTAATTTAGAAAGCAAACAATTAGAAGATATTAAAACAAATATACTTTTTCAATTAGCTCCATACGCTAATATTAATGATGTCGAAATTAGCAAAAAAATGAATGAGCCAGTTGATTCTTCATTAATTAATAATTACTACAATTGGTTAAAACTAATTTCTTTAGATATTAATAGAGAATTAAATGTTGATGAAATAAAACAAGCAAAGGCTTCTTTTTACGATATGGTGTATAATCAATAAGCCAAAATAATCTAGGTAAAAACTATGCAAATATTTGAACAAGAAAAAGCCGACGGCCTTGAACCCATCCTATCCGCTTCGGCCTCAATTTCATACGCTAGTGTTGCACAACCCTATGATGGTGCAAAGAAAGATACTAAGTACTTAAAGAGTACAGCATCTTTTATGGATGAAGATCTATACTATGTACAGTCAATTTTAGTATCTTCTTCATGGAATAAAAATGATGATATATTTGATAAATTAGAAGTTTGGAATGCTCGCAATACCCCTGAGCATAAGCCTACTAATTTAGAGCACAACGAAGAAACAATCATAGGTCATATTATTTCTAACTGGCCAATTACAGAAGACGGTATTTTAATTGATGAAAATACTCCCGTAATTGCAATTGGAGCGGATATTATTGAAAATTCTTTAATTGATAAAACTGCTAATATTGGTCCTAATACAATAATTGGTAACAATGTTATTATTAAATCAAATGTACATATTGGAAAAAATTGCATCATAGGATCCAATGTCATTATTGAGAATTCATTGCTAGGAGACAATATAATTATTAAATCTGGAACATTGATTGGTCAGGCAGGCTTTGGCTTTAATTTTGAAAAAAAAAAAAGAATTAAATTTCCTCATATAGGGAGGGTAATTATTGAAAATGATGTTCAAATTGGTTCTTTTTGTACGATTGATAGAGGGTCATTGACCGATACCATAATTGGTGAATTTACTTCTATTGATAATCAAGTTCAAATTGCTCATAATGTTAAAATTGGAAATTTTTGCATGATAGCGGCACAATCAGGAATAGCTGGAAGCACAATAATAGGAAATAATGTTAAAATTGGAGGTCAAACGGGAGTATCCGGTCATTTATCTATAGGCAATAATGTAAAAATAGGTGGAAAAAGTGGCGTTATTGCTGATATTGGAGACAATCAAACTGTTATGGGTTATCCAGCTAAAAGCATAAGAGATTTTTTATCTAAAAAAAATGACAAATTTAAAAAAAAGAAATAAATAAAAAC